GCCGGCTGCCCTTGGCGCGCTAACCGAAGTGCTGGGCATTGCTGAACAGAAGGACAAGGAGGGCGACCGGCTCATCAAGAAATTCTGCATCCCGCAGCAGCCGATCGTCGGTCTGATCGACAAGAAAACCGGGCGCGTAAAGCGGCCCGATCAGCCCGCCCGCCGGATCTACCCGGAGGACGACCCGGAGGATTTCGAGCGGCTGTGTCTCTATTGCGATCGGGACGTGCAGGCAGAGATGGGCGCCATGGCCGTGGTCCCGCACATGGAACCGCACGAAGTCGTCGCATGGCAGCTTACGCAGGCGATGAACTGGCGTGGCATGAGCATCGACCATGACGGCCTGGATGCGTGTATCGACATGCTCGGCAAGGTCCTGGCGCGGTACGGCGAAGAGTGCGAGCAGATTACCGGCCTGAAGGTGACGCAGCTGGAAAAACTCAAGGGCTGGCTGGCCGCGTACGGCGTGCACACGTCGAGCCTGGACGCCGACGCGCTCAAGGCGCTCTTGGCGCGGCCCGACATCGACCCGACCGCGCGGCGCGTGTTGGAACTACGCGAACGCACGGGCTCGGCGAGCGTGAAAAAGATTTTCGGGCTCAAGAACCACATGGGCCGCGGCGATCGGATCCGCGACATGCTGATCCACCACGGTACGCGGCCAGGCCGGCCGACCGGTGCCGACGTGCAACCGCTCAATCTGCCCAAGGCCGGGCCGAAACTATCGCGCTGCGAGTGCGGTAAGCCCGCCAAGCCCGGCCCGACGTGCCCGTGGTGCGGCGAGATCAAGCCACCGGCCGGTCGCAAGGCGTGGGAAAGCGCCATGGTGGATGACGTGCTTGAGGTGATGTCGCTCGGCTCGTTGTCGATGGTCGAAGAGTATTTCGGCGATGCCATGACAGCGATCCAGGGATGCGTGCGTGGGCTGTTCGTAGCGGCGGATGGGCACGACCTGGTGTCCACGGACTATTCGAGCTTGCAGGCCGTTGTGGCGGCGTGTCTCGCCGGTGAAGAATGGAAGGTGCAGGCATTTCGGGACCGCAAGCCCGTGTACCTGCTGGCGGCCAGCAAGATCACCGGCACGCCGGTCGAAGAGTACGAGCAGCACGCCAAGGAAACCGGCGATCACCACCCGGACCGCCAAGCCGGCAAGACCGCCGAGCTCGCTCTAGGATTTCAGGGATGGATCAACGCCTGGCGCGCGATGGAAACGCAGCAGGGCGTGGACAGCGGTTTCGACGACGCGCGGCTACGCGAGATCATCCTGGCGTGGCGCGCGGCTAACCCGGCGATCGTCGAGATGTGGGGCGGCCAGTGGCGCGGGACGCCATGGCGGCGCGAACGGCAGGAACTTTTCGGCCTCGAGGGCATGTTCATAGCCGCCGTGCAAAACCCCGGCCAAGCGTTCGATTATCGCGGCGTTGGCTTTTGCATGGAAGAGCGGGATTGTCTCGTCATCCGCCTGCCACAAATCGACGGTATTCGGCGCGCGTTGCGCTACCATGAGCCCCGCCTGACTGTATCAGCCCGCAATGCCGACGAACTGTCCATCTCGTACAGCACCTGGAACACGAACCCGAATTACGGCGCGCGCGGGTGGGTTCGTATGGGCACGTGGGGCGGTCGGATTTTTGAGAACGTGGTGATGGGCGTCGAAGTCGATATCCAGCGGTTCGGCGCGAAGCTCATGGGGGCGCACGGCTACCCGCTGGTACTATCCGTTTACGACGAAAATGTCGCCGAGATCCCCAAGGGCAAGCCGTTAACGCTCGACTTGTCGCCGGTGGCCGGGCTTGACCCGTACGTGCAGGAAATCGAGCATCTGCTGGCGATCATGCCGCCCGAGATTGCCAGCTGGCCGATCCGCGCGTCCGATGGCTGGCGCGGTCGGAGGTATCGGAAGGGTTGATAAAATGTTGCGACTTATGTGGCATAAACCAGAAGGCTGGGCGGATAGCGGCCCCAATCTCAATAGCTGGGTCGAAAGCCACGAAACGCGGTATTTGATGAAACTATGGGATTTTTTGATGCGCGAAGAGGATTTCGACCCTGGCTGTTTTCTAGCCGAAGCCGTTCAGTTGGAAATGCAGTACCGCGGCGAAGGCAGCTACGTCGCGTTGTAGCTGGTCTAGCTAACCGGTATCGCCAGAACCTGACCTGTCACGCCCGCACCGGCGGTTGTGATCGGGGCAACCACAGCACCCAGGATCGAAACCGTGACGGATTGGGTCGTATAGCACTTGATCGTCGCGCCCGTCGTCGTGATCGTCCCCACGACCGGATAGCACAACGCGCCTTGGGTAGCCGCGTTGGCCACATTGGGGATCGGAAAGACGAGCGGCACGGAGGGGAGCGCAGCCCACGTCACGGCAACCGTGCCCGCCGAACCCGTCGTGAAGGCCACGCTACGGGTAATGCGGGGTTGCACGCTGTTGACCGGGCGGCACTGGCCGATATCCGTCCCCGGCGAGCCGCCGACGGTTTCCATGCTCGGCACGGCGGGCACCGCGGCACACTTACTGGCCACGGCATCTTGAGCGGCGATCGCGACGGCCTGGGCGGCCGCTACGTCATCCTTTGACGCTACGGACGACAGGTCAACCGGCGGGTAGGACGATTGGGCGGCGACCGGGACCGACCAGACGAGCGCCAGCGCAGCGAGTAGAAGACGGGTCATCAGTAAATCTCATCCACGCTGATCGTTGTCGTAGCCGAGCAGACGCCGTAGAGCGCGCCCGAATATTCCCAAGCTCGGCTCGCGCCGGCGACGGGCTGCAGTGCGTATCCGGTCGTCAGGGTCACCCCGGTCGCGCCGCTAAATGCGCAGGAATTGGCCGCGCCGACCGCGACGGTGATACGGCTACGCCCCGTGCGTGCCGCCGCCAGCAATGTGGCCGTCGTGCCGACACTGACTTGCGCCGCGGTGAGAGATGGCGCACCCCGGATAATAACCGCGCCGATCGTATTGCCGCCAGCGGGTAGGGCGGTGGCGCCAACGCTTGAGCCGTCCGGGTTGACCACCGGTGTGGCGCGGACACAAGTCCCGGCCGCGCCAGGCGCGCACGTCACAGGCAGCGTCGCCGTCGTCTGGGCACCGGCGGGCGCGGACCAGGCGGCTAGCATTGCCACGGCGACGAATAGGGCAATCTTACGCATTTCGCAGCGTCTCCAATATAGCCGCGAGGCTCTGCACATCGGCATGTGCCAGGACGATCTTGTCGTTCAGCGCAGCTTGATCCGTTTCAGTCAGCCCGTCCTTTGCGTCCTGTACGGCCTGCGCCAGTACCGGAATGAGCGACGACATGCGAGCAATCATGTCGGTCGCCGTAATCAGCATGGACAGCGCGTCGGTTTGCGAAATCTTTGCCATTATCGGGCCTCCAAAATGCCAAGTTCGGCCAGCTGCGAAGGCAGGGCGATCAGCACCACCAGCGCGTTCGCCAGACCAGCCGAATTACCTGCCTGTTGTGCCGTGAAACCAACCGCTTCCGCTTTGGCTCCCGCGTCGAGCAGTGCGATTGCGCGCTGGCACGGATCGACCAAACGCGCTGGCGGCGTGGTGCACGTGTTGAGCGTGGTTTGCTGCGCGGCGCGCAGGGCGACCTGGCCGGTGTAGAATGCCTTGCTGGCGTTCAATCGCACGTTACCGGTCGTCGAGCAGCCCGACAAGCCAACCGCTAGGCCGACCAGCAAAAGCACCGGCAAGATCGACAACGCCGGCGGGCTTTTGGTCTTGGGTGCCGGTCGCTTGACGCTCATCAAGCTGTCACGCACGAACGGCTCGACGGTGAGCAGCATGTGCTTGCGCTGGTAGTTCTTCCAGACGCCCCACACAAAAGACCCGGCCGCGAGCAGCGCCGCAGCAAACGGCAAGAAGTCGGTCGACTGCACATAGACGATCAGACCGGAAAGATCCCGCTTGCCGACGAAGCCGATAATGGCGGTGAACCCCCCAATCAAAACAGCCAATCCACGAAGCGCAGCCAGCAACGTCGATTGGGCCGTCCCGGGCGTAAGTACGAATTTCGGTTCCATAAGACTTCTCCTCGAAACTAAATGAGCCAGCGAATGCGTACGGCACCATCTGCGCCGCGGCCACCGATTGAGGACCCGCCGCCCCAGCCGCCGCCGCCGCCCGCGCCGGCCGCATGTCCGGCCACACCAGCAGGATTACCTGTCCGGCCCGATCCGCCGTAAGGGCCGGACGCGCCATTTCCGCCCGGAATGGAAGTGCTGGTCGCACTACCGTCGCCACCGTCCCCGCCAGGATTATTGCGAGGTGCCCCTGAACACGTCCCTGCATCGCCGCCGGCCGCGCGAGCAATCAACGAACCTCCGCGTCCCCCGGTAGCCGTGATCCCTGCAATCGTTGAATTGCCCCCATCTCCGCCATTTAGGTTGCCGGGTCCTGCACTACCTCCCGCGCCTACCGAATAGCTGAGGGACGCACCGGGGGCGACATTGATTACGCCATAGCCGTAGCCGCCCGCACCGCCGCCGCCGCCAGAGGACGTTGCACCGCCACCACCGCCGCCGCCGCCCGCTCCGACTACTTCGACTTCGGCATGAGTAGCCCAGGACGGTACAACCACCGTACCGGATCCGGCTCCGTTGAAATCCGAGTAGCTGGTGCTGACGTCGGAAATCCAGCCGGCGCCAGCGGCGTCGGGGTTGGTCGTGTTATTTTCCTCGACCGAGATCCACACCCGTGGCGGGTTGATCGCTGAAAGAACGCGGGCACTTTTGGGGTAACCGCCACTGGATGACACCGCAGGATTATAGGGAACCGGGCCGCCAAGGCCCACCCACTGCGCCCAGGCGGTTAGAAACTGCAGAATGCCGTTAAAGTCGCGGCCGTCCGGAGGAGTGCCGCCGGCGCCTTCATCGGTGAACGTCTGCGGCGGAAAGCCCAAAGCGAACGACGCGGCCCCTGGATCGCTGGACGTTTGGGGGATTGGGCGAACAAAGCCACCACTCGCGTCTTCCGCAAATCGCTTGGCTGGCCAATTGGGGATATTCGACGAGAGCATTACGTTACCTCTACGTTAAAAGAAACGCCTGCTGGCTTGGGGATGGTCCCGGACTGGTAAAGTATCGCGGTTTCCAGCGGGGTAAGTTCGCGGGGGAAAACGAAAGTGATTGTCATATCATAATTGTCGCGAACATACCCGCCGCCGAATAGCGACCGCAAAATCTGGTTGGTCGCAGGCACGGAACCGTTCGTGATATTGAGCGCGGCTTTCGCGAACAAGAGCAAACGAAAGGCGGCGTCGGTCAGGGCCGCGCTGTCGGTCGACCGGCCGCCGCGGTAAAGTATTCCGAACCCAAACGGCTTTGCCTGGTCGTCCTGCTCAAACCCAAGATACGCGCCGGTAGGGACTTCCAAAATTCGCGTTACGCCGAGTATCCGCCCCCAGACGTCCAAGCCGTGGCTTTTGGCGGTCGAGATATCCCATAAGTCCGTATAGAACTGGTCAAACCGAGAAGCCGGATCAAGCCATTCGCTGAAAAACGCCATCAGTTTCAGGATGACGGGGCTATTTGCGTATTGGGAAAGAAGCGTCTCAAGGACATCGAAAAACGGCAGTACAATCCGTCGGGCTGGCGGGCCTCCCGCGATCGGGTAAGCCGCGATAGGGTAGGCGCCCGTCATACTCATGCGATATCGACCGTTACGGTGCCCATTGTGGGAATTTCGCCGATACCGACTACTTGGCTGGGTTCGTCATTAACCGCAATTTCTCGTACACGAACCCAATTGCCGAGCGAATTTACCGCGCAAGTGAAAGACGACGCGAAAACGTCCTGTCCGATCCGTGCGAAATCGGGGAAAAGGGACGCTAGGGCCGCTTCGACCCGCTGTGTCGCGTCGCCGGGGATGCCTGGCACGTCCCCCAGACTAACGGTAAAATTGATCGGGAGCGCTGCCGGCCGCTGGAACTTGACTTGATACGCAGGGGCGCCGCTCTCTTCGTCAATGTACGGGACCACGGTCGTACCGTTATACGCGCAACCGCCCGACTTTCGCGACCAGATCGCTTTCGCCACATCCTGATCGGCGCCGCCAAAAACGCACACGTAGATGCTATGCGCGACAAGCGTCTGCCCGCCGGTGGTCACGCTGGCGGCCGTATCGTTTTCCGTCACGTACGCGTCACCTACGCCCGGAACGGACATGACGGCACCTCGGATAGCGGGAAGGATGCCCAGGGCGTTGGCGGCCACGGACAACCCGCGACGCTTCTCGAAATCCGCGCGTCCTTCCAAGTCACGGCCGGGGATGCCAGCCGCCGCATTCGATACGCTGTCCCATCCCACGACCGTCCGATAAATCGACGTCAAGGTGCCGGATGGGCATGCGATTGGGCCGGGGGTGAGGGCTGAAAAAAGCGCGTCGATAAACCCAACGGCGGGAATGGTTACGGACGACAGGGTCTGGTAGATCGTCCCATCCGTGGCCTTGGCCAACGATCCGGCGGGAAGGACCAACCCGGTCTTGCCGGTGATCGTCGCTGTTACGGTGGTCGGCGTCGCACCGATCCGGCTCATATAGTAGATCTGGCCGAGCGCGTCCTGCATCCGGCCGCTGGCGAAGGCGGGGTCGACCTGGTTGGTAAAATCGACGAACAGGTCGTTGAAGGCCGAGATCACCGCAGCAAAGCTGGTAGCCAACTGCCCCTGCGGCGTGGACAGATCAAGATTTAGGTTTCCACCGAACGCATCGTTGAAATCGGCCAGCACGCCGACAAGGTTTTCAAGCTCGGTCGGCGAGGAGAACCCGGCGTTCCCGAATACGGGCATCGGGACACTGGTCATATGAGGGCAACCCCTTGCGCGCCGTCGTCGGTCTTGAACTGGATTTCACCGCGCAACACGCGGTCGTTCGCCATGCGCAGGATGGCGGTCGCATCCACCACGCCAGGCACGGTCAGCGCGGCCAACTGCAGGCGCGCACGCATGATCTGGGTCGGCTGATAGCGGCCCAGCACATCCGAGAAGTACGGGACGCCCTTGTCGGTGTCATAGTAACATTCGCCGGTGAACACACGCGCCGCGCTGGAAACGTCCTGCGCCTGGCTGTACGGCTCCGATGCGACGGCCCAGTTGCCGAGCGCATCGACCGCGAGATCCCAGTTGTCCAGATCGAGGAGCATTGTGGTCGCCATCGGCGGGACGATAGCACGGCGCGCGCGGGGAGGCTAGGCGGTGTAAAAGGTGTTGACGTGTCGGTCATTAGTGGTATGAGTGCCTACCATGACCAAATATCTACTCATCCTCGCCGCCTTGGCCGTGTCCTGCCACAGCGCCGCCAATGCCGATGATCCGGTCGCCCAGTGCGAGCAGGACATGCGCGCCCAGCTGGATGGGCGGGTCGTCACGTTCAAGGGATATGAAGCGCGGTTCGACCGGAGCGTGCCGGGGCAGCTGCTCGTAACCATTCCGTTCGCCGTGCGGGACACAGGCGTGTACGAGGCCTATTGCGTCTATGATGCGGACGGCAAGCTGGCCGATGCTGATCTGATCGGGTTTTAGACCGGCGGTCCGCTCGCCCCGCCGCCGGTCTGCACGCCGGAATGCGTGTGCGTGTCGAATGACTTGCCGCCGAACGTTGAACCCGGTCCGGTCACGATTTTACCCGTAAATGTAGCGGTCGGCGTGTCGATGGTTACGGCGGCCGGGCTGGTCAATGTGATGCCGGCCGCATCCATTCGTACGAACTGTGTCGGCGCGGCGCCCATCACGCCGCCTAGATAAATTCCGTCGCCCCAGTCGAACTTGCGGAAGCTGCCCGGCGGGGAGGGCGCTTCGTTCTTCTTGACGCCTGAAATGTCCGACGAGCAGAAAACGGCCACGCCGATATCACCAACCGCCGGCTCGACGATCACCGCGGACGTGCCGCCCTGGACGCGCCAGACGGGCATGCCGTGGATTACGCCATGTTCGACCGCGTTGCCCGCGCCGTCCACCTGGGCGACCATCGGCTGCACGTCCACGACGTACCCGCCGCCCTGCGCCCGCACCGCCTTGATCTGGACAAGCGTCGTGGTGGCCATGCCCGCCATAACGGAGCGGATGGCAAATTCCATCTGGTTCCAATCGCCCGAGTAGGCGGCCGGCGGCGCGGTGCCGGTGTATGTCTGGGTGTTGGCCGTCATGACCGCACGATAGCACGTCTCGAAATTATTTGAAATTAGGTGTTGACGAGTCGGTCATTAGGGGTTAGAAGGGGACAACAAGACGAGGAATTGACCGATGACCATCACTGAAATTAACTACGCACTAGCCGACATCAAGACCACTCTCGCAATCTATGCCGATCAGCCAATGACTGCGTATACTGCTAAGCTCTGGGCTGAGTGGGATGACCTCATCGCTCTCAAGGCAACTTTCTAATGACAGTCATTCGGATCGCGTACGGGAAGTTTAAAGGCGGCTTTTCGGTTTACTCTTACGAAGAGACTGAAAGCCTTTGGCATGGGAAGCAAAAATCTTGTCATCATGTTTCAAGCAGGGAAACTTTAGAAGAAGCTCGTGCCGACATAGACGAGACGATCCAACGAGAATGGCGGCAAGCTGGTCAGGATATACCGCAAATTATCGAATGTGGACGGGTAAGCCACGCACGTGGAATGGCGGGGGCTTACTGACCGAACCCCAAAATCGGCGCGTCCGAGCCGATAAGCATGCACTCGACGCGAGTGAACCAGGGGCCGCCAGGTTCCTCACACGCCAGGCTGTGCTGTAGCGCGCGGATGACCCACGACCCGTTCGCAGCCTCAAGTATCGATTTCATCTGGATGCGCTGTCCGAACCCGAGCGCCGGGTTGTAAAGCATGGAAAACGAAATGCCGGACTGCGTAAATTGTGGATAGCCGATCAGGCCCGTTTCCGCCGAGACGAGCAGTTCCTGGCCGTCGCGCGCCTTACCCTGCGGCCAGATGACGAGAAGCTGCCGTTCGGTATCCAGGAACGTTTCGCAGCGCAGCGCACGGCCGGCGGCGTGGATTTGGTCAAGTGCCGTGCCCGGATAGTAGGGGTTTTCGAGCACACCCGTGACGCCGTTGTTTTCAAGCCCGTATGGCGTCAGGTTCGGCCCGTCCGTGATGAGCCGTGCCATCGTCGCAAAGAACGTGTTGGCGCTGACCTGCCCGCTAAAGCTGGTCGCCTTGACCGGCCGCACCGATGCCTGCAGCCCCGCGTAAGCGGTCAGCACGAATGCAACGTCCGGCGGATTACCCGCGTCGACCCAGGCTTCCTTGATCCCGCCGTTAAAAGCCAGCGTGTCATCGGCAAACACCGCGACGTAATTGTTCCGCTCCTGCGGCAATGCCAGCTTGTTCAGCACTGTCAGCTTGTGCATGACGTCGAGCGGCAAGCCCTTGATCGTAAGGTCAAGCTGGCTGGTCTGCACGCCGCCCACGACCGCGATCGTCGCGTTCATGCGGTAATCTTTGACCTCGACCGTATCCATGCCGCTTTCGCCGAATGCACCTTCGCCGAGCGAAAAGACGACGCGGATTTTACGGTTTACGAGCGTGGTCATGCGGTCACTCTAGCACGCCTAAAAAATATATGGAATTAGGTGTTGACGGGTCGGTCACTAGGGGTTAGAAGGGGGCAACAAGACGAAAACAGGCAATCTCGCCGCTCTTAGGAGTTTCTTATGTTCGCTTCCGCTGCTGATCGTCTCGCCCTTCGCGCCTCGAACACCTCGTTTGATCCTTGCCCGTTCGTTGTTCAGTTCGAAAAGAACGGGCGCCAATCGGAGGTTAGCGCCGATGACATCGATCACGCTTTGGCTCTAAGTGGCT